TGACTATGACCCGCGTCTGGCCTCGTATGTCGCTACCGCGATGTACTCGGGCAATGCCGTGGCGATTGACAACAGCGGTATCGTTAAGATTACCACTCAAGAAGCCTAATCGGAGGAATGGAATATGCCTTTCACTCGCGCTAACTTTGAACTCGTCAGCGAAGGCTTCACGAACGCGCCCCGCGTGTTTGCGTATGCCGCCCCTAATGGTGATGACCAAAACGTTATCAACACCAGCGGTTACTTTAACGCTGTGTTTGATATCATTGCGGTCGGCGATCAAATCCTGACCAACGTTGCCGGTCAACGTGTCGTGTTCGTCGTGGCCACCCGCGCCAACGGCGTCGTGGACGTGACCAACGGCGTTGCCGATTCGACCACGAACAGCGACTAAAAAACGCTGTGCATGGGAAGGCGGGGTTATTGCCCCGCCTTTTCATTTCCTGTATAATCTTTGAAAAAGAGGGCTGGCGCATGGCTTTCACAAAAGAACAAATTGCAAACCAGGCTTTGCTTCTTATCGGGGCTGACACGCTTGCCTCGTTCGAGGACGACACTCGTGAAGCCGCGCTGGTTAAGGCACGCTGGGACGTTGTGCGCCTAAAGCTCCTTTCGATTCACCCGTGGCGTTTTGCCATGGTGCAGACGCAACTTTCGCGTGTGGACGGCGAAACACCGCTTTTTGACAAGGCTTACATTTATCTTTACCCGACCGACCCGGAGCCTGTGACCCTGTTCCGTTCGGACACGCCGCAACTAGATTATTTGGTTTACCAAGACCGGATTTACTCGGATGCGAACGAGTTGAAGCTGGAATACGTTGCGGACGTGGAAACGCCCAAGATGCCCGCTTACTTTATCGACGCACTTGTTCACGCCCTTGCGGTAGATCTTGCCGCTTCGCTGGCGGACGACATTAATAAGTCTGAAATCTTTGACCGTCGCGCGCGCGTGGCCCTTTCCGCTGCCCGTAGCATTGACAGCAAGGCCCAGCCGAACATTACCGTGGAACCTGTGAATTACTACATTCTGAACCAGAGGGCTTAGTATGGCGATTAAGGTTCAGCAAGTCACGTTCGGCGGTGGTGAGCTTTCCCCGGACGTTTACGCCCGCGTTGATACCGAAGCCTATTTCCGGGCGTGTCGGCGGGCGCGGAATGTGTACATCACACCGCAAGGCCCGGCTGTTCGCCGTGAGGGGTTGAAGTACATTGCAACGGCGGCTGGTGCTGGTCGGCTTGTTCCGTTTGAGTTTAACACGGTTCAGAAGTACATGCTGCTGTTCACGAACGCACGCATGGAAGTTTACAAAAACGGGGTTTACCAAACGGCGGTTACGTCCTCGCCGATTACGAACATTACTACGGCGCGGCTGACGCAGTTTAACTTTACGCAAAGCGCCGACAAGCTGTTTATCGTTCATCCGGACTTTCAGCCGATTGAGATTACGCGCACGTCGGATACCGCTTGGACGGCGGCTAATGTGTCGTTCGTGAACATTTCTAAGCGCAACTTTCCGGATACGGCTGGCTCGCCGACTAACGAGGTTCAGCGTTTAACGTTCAGCTATTCCAACGCAAACGATACGTTTCAGTTGGAGCTTGAGGGCGAACTGACCGACGCAATAGTTGTTGATAACCACGAACCGACGACGGCATCCCGTATTCAAACGGCTTTGCGTGCCCTCAGCATCGTGAGCAACGACACGACATGCACGCACATTAGCGGCGGCATTTTTGAGGTTACTTTTACGGGCCAAGACGGTGGCCGTAACTGGTCGGCCATGATTGTAAAAAACATCGTTTCGTCCGCCAACATGGGGCTTTCGGTGACGACCGTGACGCAGGGCGGCAAACCGACGGAAGATGTGTGGAGCGCCAGCCGTGGCTGGCCCGTTTCTGTGACGTTCCACCAAGGGCGGTTGTGGTTTGGTGGCTCGAAGTCTTTGCCGCAAACCGTGTGGGCCAGCACGACGGGCAGCTTTTTTGATTTCAATACTGGGGCCGGGCTGGATAACCAGGCCATTGAGTACGACATCGACGACAATCAAGTAAACGCGATTCAGAACATCGTTTCTGGCCGTGACCTGCAAATCTTCACGTCGGGCGGTGAGTTCTACGCCCGTGGGGCTTCGACGCAGATCGGCTTTACCCCGGATAATTTCGAGATTTCGCGCCAGACAAATCATGGTTCGTCGAAGGTTCGTCCCATCTCGGTGGATGGCTCGACCATCTTTTGCGAAGAAAGCGGCAACACTATTCGACGGTTCCTGTACAACGAGCTGGAAACGTCGTACAGCGCCGAATCGGTAACTGACCTAGCCTCGCACCTTATCAGCACGCCCGTTGCCATGGCGGTTCGCCGTAGTGGCGGTGGCTTTGCCAGCGACTACGTTTACATCGTGAACACCACGGGAACCTGCGCCGTTATGGGTACGCGCCGGTCGCAAAACTTCTTGGCGTTCTCGCTGTTTAACACGGATGGCAATTTCGAGGACGCTGCGGCTCTTGGGTCTGAGGTTTACTTCTTGGTAAACCGTGGCGGTACCCGCTACCTTGAGGTTCTCAATTCGGCGCATTACATGGATTCAAGCGTGCGGGCCACCAACGGGTCGCCGACGACATCGTGGGGCGGCCTTGGGCACCTGAATGGCGTGTCCTGCGCTGTTCGTGGGGACAAGTACATGCTGAATGACGCAACGCCGTCGAGCGGGTCGATTACGTCGTCTGAGGCGGTGTCTGACATTGAGGTTGGCCGGCCGTTTTACGCCGAGCTTTCGCCGCTGTATCCTGACGTAAACATCAATGGCCGCCTGATGACTGGCGAATTGCGTGGCATCGCGTGGGTGAACATCCTGGGCGAAGGCCTGCGGGACTACACCATTTCCAACGGGACATCTACTTACAAGGTCGAGGTGGACAACACGTCGGAGGATGTGTTTGGTGTTCCGCCCCAGACGCAAGACGGCTGGTACAAGTCTTATATGGGTGGATATGGGCGTGAGCCTTATGTTACAATCACACAAACCGAGCCGCTTGAGTTCAAGATCAAAGCGATAACAATCGGAATGAGGGCTTAACATGGCAGAAGCAGCGATTGCCGGTACTCTTCTTTCAGGCGCTGGTGGCGCGGCTGCTGGCTCAACGGCCCTGAGTGTTGCTGCCGGGGTTGCGGCTGCCGGTCAGGCGGTTGGCTCGATTATGTCGGCCCGTTCGGCGGCGGCAGGTATTGCGGCGCAACAGGCGAACAAAGACCTGCAAATTAAGGCGACGCAAGTTAAATCGGCCATTGAAGAAGAGCAGCGCCAAGAGCGCTTGCGCCGGGTTCTGGCGACGCAATCCGCGCTGTTTGCTGGCCGCGGTGTTTCGGGTGGCGGTTCGATTGCTGCGCTGGGCGAGGACAGCCTGGCGAACGCGGCGCGTGAATCGCGCCAAGCGGCGACCTTGCGGGATGTAAACATCGGCACCATGCGGGCTGAAAGCGCCGACCTTGGCAAGGCCAAGCGCACGACTTTGACGCAGGGGTTTTTCAGCGCTGGGACTAGCCTGCTTGACTTTGCTGGCACGACCTTAAAACGTGGGGGTTGATGATGAGTGTACCCAAGTTCGACCCGTCGATTGGAGCCGATTTTAGCAATGTTCAGGTTTTTGACCCTTCTGGCGCACGTTCTGCCGCGCAAATGTGGTCGAACGTCGCCCGCACGGCGGAAGATGTTGTGCAGCGCACGAATCGTGCCCTTGACACCATGGCGCAAGAGCGGGGCGAGCAGGCTGGTAAAATTGCTGGTGCTGAACCGGGCTTTGACCCCGCCTCGGTAAATGAAGCCACGACCATTTTTGACAAGTCTTTTCGTGATGGTGCGCTTTCGTCGTATGTGGCAAACCTTGACGTTGAGACCAACAAGGCCCTTGGCGACCTTGCCGCCCGTGAGCTGAATCCTGCCGCCCTTGGCGAGCAGATGGACGCTTACATCAAGGGCGTGGTCGAGGGCTTGCCGGAAGATTTGCAACCCAGCATCGGAACGCAGTTGAAGCGTTCGGCCAGCGGCTACTACGTGAACGCCACCCGCCGCTACGAAGAAGAACAGCGCACGCTGAATCAGAAGAATACGGCGGCTGCGTTTGAGTTGGCGACCGATGCGGCGATCAAGATTGGTGTTCCCAAGACGGATGCCGACCGCCAGTTGCAGGCCCAGAACATCGCCAAGGCAAACGCTTATCTGGACAGCCTTGTGGCGCAACGCGCCATTGCGCCGGCTGAGGCTGAGCAAAAGCGGGTTGGGCTTCAAAAGGAGCTTTATCAGGCCACGGTTCTGGCTGGGCTGGACGAGAGCGGCGACAAGCTGGGCTACATTAAAGCCATTGCCGACGGCGATGGTGGGCCGTTGCAGCCGCAGGAAAAAGACCGCTTGGTTGACCGCCTGCGTGCCGCCTACAACGATGACCTGGCCCTGACCCGTGCCGCCGAAGCCCAGCGCCAAGAAGAGATTAAGGCGCAGTACGCCCAAACGATTTCGGACTTGGATATTAAAATCTCTCGCGGCCAGGCGACCGAGCAGGAAATTGAAGAGCTTTATTCCAAGGGCGCGATGACCGCCGATGCTCGCGCCGATCGGATTATCAAGCTGGACAAACAGCGGGCCGACACGGAAAGCGTGGTCGCTTCCATGGAGCGTGTTTCTGCCGCCGTTGCCGGCGAAACCTTGCTGAACCCGGTGGACGCAAAGGACAAGAAAGCGGTGGACGAATACTACCGCACTCGCGTCATGCCCGCCGTGGAAGCCCTGCCCGTTGAGCAACAGCGTGCCGCGCTGACGAACCTTGTTAAGACGACCGGGGTTTTGCCAAAGACGGTGAAGGGCAACATTATTGCCTCGTTCCGCGCTGGCTCGCCGGAGCAAGCGGGCGCTGCTGCCGACCTGCTGGATGAATTGTTAGTGAACACTAACATCAGCGGTGAGTTTGAAAAGCGTGACATTGCGCTTGGCTTGGAAATCCGCGACCTTGTGCGTGCAGGTGTTGAGCCTACCGAGGCCGTGGAGCGTGCCCGCAAACTGCACGACCCGGCGAACACGTCGATTCGTCAGGCGCGTGAGGCCGAAGTCAACCTGATGAAGCTGGGCCAAGAGTACGAAGATTGGGCGACGACCGCCTTTGAAACCATTTTGCCCTTTGACGAGCCTGCTTCGGTGATGGCTGGCGGCACCAACCTTGCGCTGCGCGGTGATTTTGAAGCCGTGTTCCGCGACTGGTATGTGAACACGGGCGATAAGGAAAAGGCCCGCGAGCTTGCCACCCGCGACATTGCAAAGTCGTGGGGAGTTACCAACGTGGACGGCACAAAGCGCCTGATGAAGTACGCCCCTGAGCGTTACTACGCTTTTGGCGATGACACGGATTGGTTGGCCGACGACCTTATTGATTCGGTGCGTTCGCTGCCTGGCTTTGAGAATGTCGAAACGGGCGACGTGCTTTTGGGCAGCGACATCTTTACCCAGCGCGGTGCGATGCGTGGACAGCCGGATTACCCCATTTTGGTAAAGAACGCTGACGGCGTTTTTGAAGTTGTGCAAGGCAAGCGGTATCAGCCGAGCGTTGAAACGAAGCGGCGCAAGGCGGTTGAGAAGGCGCAAGAACAGAGAGAAGCCCGTGCCAACCTTCAAAAGATGGCAAAAGAGTTTAGCCTTAAACCGGTAGGCCCATCAATGGTTGACCTTTATGAGGCTCAACGCATTAAAGACAAAGATTTGCTTGATAAGATTGAGGGCTTTGAAAAGAAGGCACGTGAGCAAGGGCTAAAATCAATGCCAGCCGAAATGCTTGACGAGCTTAAAGCACTTAAAAAAAAGTCATCTGAAAAAGAATTGAGCTTTGAGCCGGTAGGCCTATCAATGATAGACCTTTATGAGACCAAGTCTCGTAAAGAAAAAGGTAAATAAAAATGGCAATTAAAGACACGCCGACCGTTACGCCGTCGTGGGTTTTCCGCGAGGACGAGCAGCCGAAGCCGGGACAGGCCGAAGAGGGCCCCGGCTTTCTTGATGCGCTGCCCGCTGCGTTTCGCCAGAACAATACGGTTGCATCTTTTGCCAACATGCTGAACGCCCCTTCTGGGCCGATTGACCCTGACTTTGACCCGTTTAAGGACATTGCTGGGTACGAAGAACACACCGATGCGTTTGCCTACGCCAACACGCTGGATGACGTGACGGCGATTAAGGGAAAAATTGATCAGGAATTGAACGACAAGCGCGTTCTTGCTGAAGCAGGCTGGTCTGGCATTGCGGCCAACATGGCCGCTGGTATCCTTGACCCGATTAACCTGATTCCCGTTGGTGGCGTGGCGTATAAGACCTATCGCACGGGCGGAAGCATCTTGAAGGGCGCTGCGGTTACGGCGGCAGCAACGGCTGGTTCGGTATCGGCGGCTGAGGCTTCCTTGCAAGCTACGCAGATTACCCGTGACTTTGGCGAAAGCGCAACCAACATTGCCGCATCGGCGTTTGTGGGCGGTATGCTGGGCGCTGGTGCCAGCTATGTGGCCCGCCGCGCTTTGGTTTCCTCTGACATCGAGGCGCAACTTGAGCGCAACCTGACCCTGCCGGAAGGCAACGACCCGTATCAACCGGGTGGCTTTGCCATGAATGAGGGGGCGCTGGTAAAAGACCTGAATCAGACGCTTAGCTCCGCTGGCGTTCGCCGTTCGACCTTGGCCGAAGAAAAGCTAAAGTCTGCCTTTGGTTTTGAAAAGGTAGAAATGACTCCGGCTTTGCGCATGGCTGGCAGCCCGTCGCTGAAAACGCGGATTCTGCAACAGCGGATGATGAACAACCCGTTTACCTATGAAAAGAACAGCCAAGGCATCGCTTCGCCGAGCACAAACGTCGAGGCTGAGATTAAGAAGCGCAAGTACCCTCTGGCAGTTGCGCTGCAAAGCCTTGACCAGGATTTTGTCAAGTATCGTGGCGGCGGCAATTTTGTTTCGCCCATCGTGGGCAAAGACATGCTGGCCTCGATTGGGGCGGCGAAGAAAAGCGGCAAACTGAGCTACGATGAGTTCAAAACGGAAGTTGCCCGCGCTATGCGCCGTGGGGACGAGCATAAGATTCCCGAAGTAGCAGCCGCCGCAAAACGTTTTCGCTCGCAGGTTTTTGACCCGCTGAAAGACGAGGCGATTAAACTTGGCTTGCTCGCCGACGATGTGGACGTTACCACGGCAACGTCGTACCTGACACGTTCGTGGGATGCGGACAAAATCGTGCGCAAACGTGCCGACTTCGAGCGCATTGTGCGCGACTGGCTCGTAAAGAAAGAAGCGCCGGACAGCACTCGCGATTTGCGTTTTGTTGCCTCGCAGATTACAGACCGCATCCTTGGCACCCCCGCAGGGCGTTTGCCGTATGATGTTTTGAACGAAACCGCCGTTGCCTCTGGCGGAAAAAGCACGACCGCTTTTCCGTTGAAGGCCCGCGTGTTCGACATTCCCGACGAGCTGGTTGAGGAGTTCCTTGAGAACGATATTGAGCTTGTCGCCAAGCGGTATGTGCAAAGCCTAGTGCCCGACCTTCAACTGGCCCGCGAGTTTGGCAGCACGCACATGACTAAGGAAATCGACGAGGTGCGGGCTGAATATGCAAACCGCATTGCGTCGATTGACGCTGACGTAAAGGCTGGCAAATACGGCGCTGCAAACCGCAAGAAGCTGGAAGCTGCCGAGGCTGGCAAGTACGTTGAAGATTACGAAAAAGCCAAAGAACAGATTTCCGCCTCTTTAGCAAAAGAACGTGACAGCGACATTATCGACATCGAGGCCGTACGTGACCGCTTGCGTGGCACCTACGGTCAGCCGAACGACCCAAACCATTGGGCGGTGCGAACCGCTCGCACCGGGCGAAGCCTGTCGTACATGACTAGCCTGGGCGGCATGGCTGTTAACTCGCTTCCTGATATGAGCCGCGCCGTCATGGCGCACGGCCTTGGGCGCGTGATGAAGGACGGGCTGGTTCCGCTGATCAAAAACTTCAAGACCGCCCGCTTGGCTATGGAAGAGATTAAGCTGGCCGGAACCGCGCTTGACGTGGTGATGGACAGCCGAGCCATGGCGATTGCCGACATTACCGACGACTATGGGCGCGGTTCAAAGTTTGAGCGCGGCGTTTCGTATGCAGCCAGCCAGTTCGGTACGCTGACGGGAATGAACCACATGAACGCGGCGCTGAAGCAGTTTGCCGGTATGGTAAGCATGTCGAAGATGTTTAAGCTGGCGGAGAGCTACGCCACACTTGGCAAGGGCGACATTGAAAAGCTGGCCGCCGCTGGCATTGACCGAGCCATGGCAAAGCGTCTTTCTGAGCAGTTTAAGAAATACGGCCAGATGAAAGACGGGGTTTACCTGCCCAACACCGGGGACTGGGATGACTCTGGGGCGCTGACCACGTTCCGCACTGCTTTGCAACGCGAGGTGGATACCATTGTCGTGACCCCCGGCGTTGGCGATGCTCCGCTGTTCATGTCGTCTGAGCTTGGCAAGACCATCATGCAGTTCAAGTCTTTTGCCTTTGCCTCTTACCAGCGCACGAATGTCTGGGCCGGCCAGCGCCGTGACATGGCTGTTTTGCAGGGCATTGTCACCACTACCGGGCTGGGCTCGTTAGTGTACGCTTACAACCAGCTTATCAACGGCAAGGAAATCTCGGACGACCCTGCCGTTTGGATCAAGGAAGGCATCGACCGCTCCGGCGTTCTGGCCCTGCCGTTTGAGGCGAACAACACGCTTGAAACCATCTCGAAAGGCCGTCTTGGTCTGTCGGCTGTTATGGGGCAGGAAGCCAACACGCGCTATCGGAACCGCAGTCTGACCGAGGTTTTGGCTGGCCCGACGATTGGATATGGCGCAAAGGCGGCCTCTACGGTCGGTGCTTTTGGCGCGGCAGGGTTGACGGATACCGAGCTTTCCGAGGCGGATATTAAGGCTTTTCGCCGCCTTCTTCCTTTCCAAAACCATTTTGCCTTGCGCTTCCTGTTCGACGAGTTTGAGGCAGGGACGAAGGAGATTTTGGATATTCCCACCAAGGCCAAGAAGTGATAGTCTTGTTTTAATAAGAAGAAGAGGACGATATGTCTACTGTCGTGAGCCCGAATCCCCCTCTCGTTCGGATTGTGTCCACGGCTGGACAGACTTCTTTTGCTTTTAATTTTTGGATTAAGGCCGAGACCGACCTGAAGGTTCACGTCAACGGCGTTCTAAAAACCCTGACCACCGATTACACCGTTAGCGCCGTTCAGCAAACCGGTGGCGCTAACGTCGTGTTTGGCACGGGCTTGGCGCTGGACGACGTGGTTGTGATTGCGGGCCATCAACCTGCGGAGCGCACGGCGGACTACCCGGCAAACGGCAAACTGAGCCGCGATGCGCTTAATCTGGAATCGGCATCTTACTTTGCTATTCTGAAGCAGAATGTTCGTGATGTGGGCCGCGCCCTACGCGCTGCTCTTACGTCGAATGTGGACACCACGAAGCTGTCGATTCTTGAGACGCCGGAAGATCGCCGCGTGCTGGTTTATGACGCGGCGCAAAATGGGTTTGTGAACAGCGACAGCGACCCGGACGCCAACGTGGCCGCTACTGCCGCCTCTGCTGCCGCTGCGTCGGCTTCTGCCAGCGCGGCTTCGGCAAGCGCATCCGCTGCGGCAGCTAGTGCTGCAAACCTGACCGGAACCAGCACCACGAGCATTTCGATTGGTACGGGAGGCAAGTCGTTCACGACGCAGTCCGGCAAGTCCTTTACGCCCGGAACCTGGCTTCTGATTACGTCAGATGCCAACCCGGCGAACTATATTCATGGATACGTTTCGACCTATAGCGGCACGTCGCTTCTGGTTGTTGCCACCAACGTCGGTGGCTCAGGTACGCATGCCGATTGGACGATTCGCGTGTCCGGTACGCAGGGCGCTATCGGCCCCGCTGGCGGCCCTATTGCAGATGGTGACTATGGCGATATTGTCGCATCGTCGTCGGGGACGGTGCTGACGATTGATACCAGCGCCGTAACTACGTCTAAAATAAACAACGGGGCCGCCACTCTTGCCAAGCTTGACACGACCGGAACCAACGGCCACGTCCTGACTGCCCAAGGCTCAGGTAACGCGCCTATCTGGGCCGCCCCTGCTGGTGGTGGCGGAACGCCTAACGCCAAGGCAGAGCGCGGTTCTAGCCTTACCGTTACGCAGGCGTCTTGGACGAAAGTGCCTTACAGCACCGAATTGTTTGATACAGCCAACGCCTACGACCCGACGACCAATTACCGTTTTACTGTTCCTTCTGGACAGGGTGGCAAGTATTTCATTCGCGCTTCGGCGGGATGGACTGGCGCTACGATTGCCGATGCGGAAATGTTTTATATTGCCGTTTATAAAAATGGCTCTGTACATAGATATTCAACTTCGCACACAAGCAGCTCGAATGTTGTTGGCGTTCAGGTTTCTACGCTTGAGGATTTGTCGGTTAGCGACTACATCGAAATCTACGTTTACGTTGAAGCGGCCTCGTCTGCTGACCTTATTGCTTCTGGCGCCATGAACTACTTTGACATCTACAAGGTGGCCTAAAATGAACATCGAAGCCCTGAAACTGTACCTTGCCCAGAACGGTCACGCGGATGCCATCGGGCCGTTCGGCCCGGTTGTTCTTCAAGACAACTCGGACGGCAACGGTTTGTTTATTGCTAAGTGGGACTTGCCCATTCCCCAGCCTACTCCTGAACAACTGGAGCAGCCTGAATGATTTACAATGGTGTACAAGTTCACTTTCACCGTCTCCTTTGGGGACGTGGATTTGCTACACCGTTCAGCATTCACATCGACACCGCTAAGTGGGACGCTCTCGACACCGTTGAGCAGCACGCGCTTCTTGCCCATGAATACCAGCACGTCCTTGACTGGCGTCGGCTCTGGGTGCTTGGTTTTGCCATTCTCTACGCGGCCAGCTGGCTTTTCTGCCTCCCCTACCGTATCGCCCAACTTGTCCGAGGAAAAGGATGGGTAAACATGCAGTACTGGAACCCGCTTGAACTGCGGGCCGAGATGATTGAGCAATTCGTCCGGGCCAACTACATGGTGCCGAGCGATGTCCTGAAAAGACTGGGGAGGGAATGAACATGCAAACGAGCGACCTTCTGGCCTTGCAGCGGATCATCGAGGACAAGTTTGCCCGCATTGAGAATAAGGTAGATTCGGTGAACGAAAAGGTGGATAACATTAACATCCGCTATTCCAACGACCGCGCTTATCTGGCTGGCGTTGCCGCCATCGTTGGAGGTTTTGCCTCGGTTTTCATTGCGTTCGCTAAGTCGGCATGGGCGGCCTTGGCAAAATGACATGGAAAGACATTAAGCACTTTTCGCCGAGCGAGTTTGATTGCCAATGCGCCTACCATTCGGCGCGCCCCATGAACGCGGCGACGCAGATGGACATGAATTTTGTAAGAAAGCTGGACGCGCTTCGAGAGGCCTATGGCAGGCCGCTTACCATTTCGTCGGGCTGGCGTTGCCCGGAGCACAATGCGGCGGTTTCTTCGACTGGCGACCGTGGGCCGCATACAACGGGGCGAGCCGTTGACTTGCTGGTAAATGGCAGCGATGCGTACCATGTTCTGCGCCTTGCCATGCGGCTGGGCTTTACCGGGCTTGGCATTTCGCAGAAAGGCCCGCGTGGTTCGCGCTTCTTGCATCTCGATGACCTGG